CTCGCAAACAATCTCCGCGGCAGCGCGGTTCAAGATGCTGTCGATTAGTGCAGTCCATCTGTGCCCACTTGGCACTCCTACCTTCCAAGGTATGTTTCCGGCCTTCGCGTGCAAGAAGGAAAACTCCTCGACCCTACCGAGCTCCTCGACCTCGGCGGCTGGACCATGATGGCCCGCCGCGCGCAAGGCAGCACCAGCTTGCCCGAACAACAACCGTAAAACAGTTGCGATCCAGGAAGCGCGCTGCCTCGTGTCGAAAGCGCTCTGATCTAACGAAACGGCAAGACGCCCTTTCCCCAGATAGCCGAGTAACTCCTCACGCATCCCGTACTTCTGCGACTTCGAATAGCCGAGCGGACACCAACGCCCTCCCGCCTCGGCCGTTTCCATCAGCTCGGATATATACCCGCACCTCAGGAAGCTCTCGAAATCGTAGCCGTACACGACCCGCGTCTTAACACGCACGTCCTCTTTCCGGAACGGCTTGACGACCGCTCCTCGCATCTCCAGACATCGCTGGACCAACTCGTCGTCAGAATATAACAACGAACTCGCCAGCTTGCCTTTCACTCGCAAGGAGTCTCCATCAGCCGTAGCCAACTCGAGCCGGCCGGGCAGTGTAGTTGCACCGGGTGTGCTCCACGCATCACGAAAGGACACATACCGCCTGAAACCAGGGGTATCACTCTTGAAGCGGAAGTTGTCCAGCACGATCTTGCGGATCTTCTCTTGCATCCGGTGTTCGTACCCCTTCGGAAGCGGATCACAATCACGAGCGATTTCCTTCTCGATATCCTTCATCACATCCACGCGATTCAGCACGGTATCATACCCCGCCAAAACGTGGAGATCCAAGAGATAATCGGCCTCCGATTTACCGCACAAGACGGCGTACTCGGTGGACAACCTCGAGATTTCCTTCGCCACTTCGATAGTGACCTCCTCAGATTCACGGCGTAACAATGGCCCGACACTGCGAAGCAGTGCCGCACCTCTGCTACCCCCGATCAGGTACTCATACCGGCTCAAAGAGTGTC